CGATAAGCCGAATTGACGAAATGAAGCCGAATGCCTATGCGCAGGAGAATAAGGTAGACTGGCTGTCAACGCTGGACGGCATGGTTAAGAAGCAGGTCATTGACCATTATGACGGATGCGAAGAAGTCGTGTTCAATGGTTATGACAAGGATACCGACAAGAATACGGTCCTGCTGATACCGGAGCCTTTCTGTGACGTGTATGTGCATTGGCTTGAATCGAAAATAGACTATTTCGATGGTGAGTATAACAAGTACAACAATGACGCTATGCAGTTTAACGATATGTACTCACAGTATCGAAACTGGTATAACTCCACGCATCATGCAAAGGGAGCAAAGATTAACTACTTTTAAGGGGGTGCAGGTATGCAGTTAATACAGTTGAATGAAGTACCGGCATCACGCAATTACATTGAAACTTTCGGCGGATATAACCATAACATCCGCATACCGGAGTCGGATTTCTATGACATGACCAATCTGACCAGTGACGCATTTCCTGTGCTGTCACCCAGGGCAAAGCGCTGCGTGGAAAGCACCTATGCCGATAATATCAACGGCATCATTTCCAAGGACGCGCCGGTTACGGTGCGCGGAACCAAGGTGTATGTCAATAACGTAGAGGTGACCGGCCTTACCGTGACGAACGGAAAGAAACAGCTTATCGGCATGGGCGCTTATGTCATCATCATGCCGGACAAGAAGTATGTGAACACTGCGAAGCTGACCGATTTTGGAAGCATCGAAGCAACATACACAACCACCGGCACTGTGACATATACGATGTGCAATGCTGACGGCGAAGACTACACCGGCGTGTTTGTATCCGCATCCGAGCCGAGTGACCCGACCAATAAAATGCTGTGGATTGATACCAGCGAAGAGAAGCACGTCCTGAAGCAGTTCTCCATGACCACTTCTGTATGGGTATCGATTCAGACCACCTATGTCAAGATTAAGCATCCGAACATTGCGTCATCCTTCAAGCAGTGGGATGGCGTAAAGATATCCGGCATTGACTCGACCATTACCCAGCTTGCTGACCTGGAAGGAAATACAAGCGTACTTTATAACGCCTACCATGACCCTGGTGACGCTTCAGTGCCAAGGGCAGAGGGCGTGAATGATTATCTTGTCGTTGTGGGAATCCTTGACGCGGAAGCAACGCAAAGCGCTGCGCTTACCGTATCTCGCAAAATGCCGCTGATGGATTTCGTTATCGAATCTAACAACCGCCTGTGGGGGTGCAGGTACGGTACAAATAACGATGGCGAAGTTGTCAACGAAATCTATGCCAGTAAGCTGGGCGATTTTAAGAACTGGTTCGTATATCTTGGCCTGTCAACCGACAGCTATGCGGCATCCTGCGGTACTGACGGACAGTGGACAGGGGCAATAGCACACATGGGTTATCCGTGCTTTTTTAAGGAGAACGTGCTGCACAAGGTGTACGGCAATGTACCGGCAAACTTTCAGATTCAGACCACGCCTTGCAGGGGAGTGCAGAAAGGTGCAGGGGAATCACTTGCGATAGTGAATGAAATCCTTTTCTACAAGAGCAGGGAAGGAGTATGCGCTTATGACGGAAGCCTGCCGACAAATGTATCGAGGCAGTTCGGGAACATCAAGTACACAGGTTTAGATACCGGCACAGGCTATGATCCGCTGCGGTGCGGTGCGGTAGCCGGTGGGCATCGGAACAAGTATTACATTTCGATGCTTTCCGAAGTGGATAACACCTGGAATCTGTTCGTTTATGACGCATCGGCAGGACTGTGGCATCGCGAGGATAACACAAGGGTGCGGATGTTTGCGTCACTCGATGACTATATGTATCTCGTATCCGAGGCAGAGAAAACAAAGCTTATCGGCATGGGCAAGACCGGCAGCACAATGGAAGGGCCTGTGGAATGGAGCGCGGATACCGGCATCCTGGGCCTGTCAGTCGCAGACCAAAAGCGGATTACAAAACTGCTTATCAGGATGCAGATGGAATTAAACATGACGGTGCGGTTCTATGTGGAGTATGACAGCAGCGGTGACTGGGAGCATATCGCGTCAATCACCGGCACTACGCTGCGGACGTTTACACTGCCGCTGAAGCCTAAACGCTGTGACCATTTCCGGCTGCGGATTGAGGGCCAGGGCGATGCAAAGATTATCAGCATTACCAAAACACTTGAGCAGGGGAGTGATATAGCAAAATGAGCAACATAGATATCCGTATACCAAACATTGCTACAGACGCTCCTGCAAGCCAGCAGATGGCGCAGATGCGTTCTTATATGTATCAGTTGGTAGAACAGTTGAACTGGGCGTTAAACGCGATACAGAGCGCACAGAACGGTGAGAAAGCGGACGTGGTTGTAGACGGCGTGGACGTGGGTGACGATATCACACAGGCGAATGAAACGACATTCAATAGTATCAAGGGCCTTATCATCAAATCCGCTGATATCGTAAATGCCTACTATGATGAAATGAAACAGCGCTATGACGGTGAGTATGTGGCGCAATCTGATTTCGGGGTATTTCAGCAGCAGGTATCGCAGGAAATCACACAGAACGCGGAAGGTATCTCCCAGCTTTTTACGAACGTGCAGAGCATTGAAAGCGATGTGACCAGCATCGAATCGGAAGTCATTGCGTCCAAGGCATGGATTAATTCGGGCCTGCTGGGGTATGACGAGGGCGGCAGTCCGATATACGGCGTTGAAGTCGGGCAGAGAACGTCACAGGGCGGCACAGAGATATTCAACAAGTATGCGCGGTTCACAGCCAGCGGCATTTACTTTTATCTTCCTGGCGCTACCAACGCGGTGGCATGGATGACAGGCACAAAATTGTATATCACAAATGCCGAGATAACAAACAGCCTCAAGTTGGGGCATTACATCGTTGATCTTTCGCATGGCGTGACGTTCAAATGGGCAGGTGGTTGATTATGGCAAGTTCAATCTATATAAATTCAAATTCTTTATATGGCCGGTATGTCCAGTTTAAATGTGAGCAGATATCCGTTAATCCTGTGACCAATAAATCAACGGTCAAGTGGACGCTTGCCACAAAAGGCGCAGACGGTTCAAGTGTATCCGTTTCCGCGATAACGTGTAAAGTAAACGGTGTTACCGTAGCTTCTTATGGCCGTACACCATATAGCACTCATACATTTCCTGCCTACGGTGAGCAGAGCGTATCAGGCACTACGGAAATACAACACAATTCAGACGGCACGAAGAGCGTAACGATATCGCTTGCCGCGAACTATAACGATACCTATTCACCAATAGAACAGACAATTACCTGGACGCTTGACGCCATACCGAGAACACCGTACATGACCCAGGTGCTGAACTTCTCTTCATCGGGCGATCCTACCATGCGGTATCAGAATCCGCTGGGCGATGCGGTGACCACGCTGCAGGCGTGTATCAGTCTTGACGGAAGCACCGCATTTACTTCATGGATTGATATCCCGAAGACCGGCACACAGGCAGGCGTAACCATCACCACACAGGAGCGGTATGACCTGATAACGGCAACGAGCGGCACGACCAGGACGGTTTATTATCTGCTTAAGTCCGTGATTAACGGCACAACCAATATCAGCAGCGCGGAAGCTACGTTTACGGTCCTTGAAAACAATCTGACAAGGCCGACAGTATCACTGGCGGCAACACCGTATAACGGCTCCATGCCGTCCGCATTCAATGGCAAGTATATTCAAGGTAAGTCACAGCTTGACGTTGCCATCACTGCTGCAGGTAAGTTCGGAGCAACGATATCAAGCTACAGTACCGTCATAAACGGTGTCACCTACACGTCAGCTTCATTCCGTACTGACGCGGCATTACCGGCAGGAACATATACCGTAACGACAACGGTAACGGACAGCAGGGGATTTACGAACAGTGCAAGCGCATCGCTGACGGTGTATGCCTATAACAAGCCGGAACTGCAGCCGTATGGAAGCAATGACGAGGTGCTTTTATACAGAAGCGATAACAGCGGCTCTGCCACGAATACAAGCACAAATCTATGGCTTGCAGTAAAGGCGGCTTACACAGACCTTGACGGTACGAACACCGCCACGTTAAAGGTGCGGTCCAAACAGACAGGCACAAGCACATGGGGTAGCTGGTCAACGCTCACGATGACGAGCAATGCCTATAATGCGCTGATTACCGGCACGTTTGCCATCACGAATGCCTATGACCTGCAAGTGCAGTTGTCTGACCTTGTGGGAGAGGCGGCAGTGATTAATTTCTCCATCCCGACAGAGGACGTACCGCTGGACCTGGGCGAAGGCGGCAAGGCTGTGGGCATCGGACGCTATGCAAACACAAACGTGCCGTATTCCGTTTCCATCGGCTGGGACGCTTACTTTGACGAAGAAATCTATGTTAAGGAGAACAACCAGTATGTACCGCTGCCGTTACTGGACATGACCACAATCCTTAACGCGGTGTACCCTGTCGGCTGCCTTTACTGGAGTTCCGACAGCACCGACCCAGGCACCGTGCTGGGCATAGGCACATGGACACAGATAACCGACACGTTTGTCCTCGCGGCAGGCAGCACATACACGCCAGCGGCACAGTATACGGCACAGGGGGGCGCAGCAACTCACACGCTGCTTGAGTCAGAAATGCCTGCACACACCCATGGTGGGAAGAACAGCAGTTACTTCTACACTTCACAAGGTACGGACAGCGGAGAAATAAACGGTATGCAGAGCGGATCAAGTTTCAGCGGCAGCGGAGTCGAAGCGAAGGTGAAACGATCATCCACCACAGCATCAGCAGGAAGCGGTAACGCCCACAACAATATGCCGCCTTACCTGGTGCGGTATTGTTGGGAACGAACAGCATAAGAAAGGGGGTATATAAATGCCTTTTGGTTATAAACCTTACGAAGAATCTGATGCAGTTAAACAGGCAAGGGCCAACCTGGAGCGGAGTCAGACTTACACGCAGAGCGATAACGTGATTAATGCGCGGAACGCTTTGCAGGCACAGGAAGCGAACAAGGTAGCGGACTGGACCGGCGGACAGTACGGTGAGTCACTGAAGCAGGCGCTGGACAAAATCAATAACCGCGAGAAGTTCAGTTATGACATGAACGCGGATATGTTGTATCAGCAGTACAAAGACCGCTACATGAATCAGGGCCGTATGGCGATGATGGATACGATGGGGCAGGCTGCACAGCTTACCGGCGGTTATGGAAATTCATATGCCGCGACAGCAGGCAATCAGGCCTATCAGCAGTATCTGACGCAGTTAAACGACGTTGTGCCGCAGTTATATCAGATGGCCTATCAGCAGTACCAGGACGAAGGACAGGGCCTGAAGGACAATCTGAACATCTATCAGAATCTCTACAACACGGAGTACGGCGAATACCGTGACCGCGTAGGTGACTGGCAGAACGAAGTCAACCGGTTGGCGGACAGATACTACAATGAATATAACATGGATTACAATCAGTTCGCCGACAACAGAAAGTATTACAACGATGTTTATCAGACAGAACGTAATTATGATTACAATCTGTATGCAGACGCTTATGACAGAGCGCTGAAAGAGTACCAGCTTGCGCTTGCTGAAGCTACTGCCGGTGGCGGCGGTGGTGGTGGCGGCGGTGGCCGTAGCGGTTCCGGCGGCGGCGGTGGTTCATCGTCCAGCGGTTCAAGTTCAAGTGGCAGTTACATCGACCAAATCAACAAATATGTAGCCAGCAGTAACGTGGCTGCGCAGAAACAGAACAGTTACAGTAAAGCAACATCTGCGGTTAAGCAGGATTACAAGGCCGGTACGATTTCCAAGGCCGAACAAGACCAGGCGCTTGCTCTTTTAAGACTTGCGAGAAAGACAGGTGACCTTAAATAAAGGGGGATAATAATGGCGAAAAAGAAAAAGAAAGAAGAAACTGATTATTCCCAATCTGCATTTGGAAAACTGAATACATCGACCACACAGCATCAGCAAAATGAGGCGGCTGCATATCAGGCATATCAGGACAGTTATGCCAGTTCCGCATTGGGCCAGCTTAATGCAACGGTGCAGACTGCTCCGCGAAGAAATCCCATTCTTCAGAGCGCTGCGGAAACTGCTGCGCGTCAGTGGCGAAGAGCAGACAGCAGTAACTTCCGTAACAGGCCGATAACCGTAGACCGTAGAAACGTGGCAAATGCCGGTATGAATTCCGCTCTTTCCGCATTGTCAAATGAAGTGGCAAGCAGCGATTCATTCCGCAGATTGCAGGGGCAGAGCAAGAGCAATGCCAGCCAGTCAAACAAGGAAATATACGAACAGAACAAACAGAGAATAGATCAGCTTACCGA